CTCATTGATAAGATGGGGTTCACAAGTTGATTTGGTTCTTCCTTTGGATGAAAGATACGATTTTGACCTTGTCTTACAAGATGAAATGCATGTTAATGCTGGCTTAGACAAGTTAGTTAAAATTAATTTTAGAAATGACCCATTTCAACAATACCAAAGAAGCTAAAGAAATCTTTAGAGAAAAAAAAGTAGTGAAAAACCCTATAAAATTTAAATTACAATTAAACGAAGAACAAAAGGAAGCTAAACAAAAAATCCTAGATAATACTATAACATTATTAGCAGGCCAAGCAGGTTCTGGAAAAACATTATTAGCATGTCAAGTAGCACTAGACGGATTACTAAGAAGAATATACGAAAAAATTATCATTACAAGACCGACCGTCTCAAAAGAAGAAATAGGATTCCTTCCAGGTGATTTAAGAGAAAAAATGGACCCTTGGGTTCAACCTATTTACCAAAATTTATTTTCACTTTATGATAAAGTTAAAGTTGAAAAATTAATTGAAGAAGGTAAGATAGAAATTGTACCTGTATCATTTATGAGAGGTAGAACATTTTTAGATTCGTGTGTTATTGTAGATGAAGCTCAAAACGTAACACATGAACAAATGGAAATGATTGTAACTCGTTTAGGATTACGATCCAAAATGATGGTATGTGGTGATGACCACCAGATTGATCTTAAGAAAAAAGCAGATTCTGGGTTTAAATATTTATATAAGGCATCGCGTAAAGTTAAGAATCTTGAGGCAATTACACTTACTTCTAACCACCGTAATGAAATTGTAGAGGATTTAAGAATGTATTACGAAGACAACCCTGTTTTTTAAAAAGGTTTAATATTTATCAATAAACCAATAAATTAAAATATCAACAATGGCAAAAATTACTTGGGAAAATAGAGCAGACTCGGGCTCATTGAGTGCTGTAAGCGCATCTATTTTTAATGACACTAAAACTTCTGTTAACGAATTATATGATGTTGTTAACATTCAATTGGGAACTACTTCATCTCTCCCAGACGAAGACCTTCATATTTCTGGAACTATAAACGTTTCAGGTAGTATTATTCCTAACACTAGTGGAAAAATCAGCTCATCTTTTGATTTAGGTAGCCCAACGGCAGCCTGGAGAGATCTTTATGTTTCTACTGGATCTCTTAAATTTGTAGGTCCTGGAGGAGTAATTTCTTCTATGAGTAAACAGGATGTTGATAACATAAAAGGTGGTAAGCCTATTCCTACAACTCCTAGAACTATAACTAGAGGAGGTACTGATATAACTGTAAGTACTTATAATGAAACTGATGCTATTATTTCTGAAACAGACAACACAGATAGTACTTATATATTATTTGATCGTGACGGTGCTAATAGAGATAGAGTTACTATTACAGCAGGAAACCAAGAATTAGCTGCATTCCAAGAAGGAGCCAGCCAGTATGCTCCTGGAAACGCTAATGGTGTTGCTACAGTTGGTAAAACAGGTTCTACTACATTATTAAATGCTAGTGATACCGTTGTCATGGAAAATAAAAGATTTGCCATTTCGGGTTCCATGATAAATTATGGTAAAAGAGGCTTATCTCAACCACCCCTCCCTACTCCAGATGGATTGTATGAGGGTGAAATGAACACTACCAGATCACTTGGCTTAGCTAAAGTAACCTCATTTAATGGTAACGAAAACCCTGCTCCTTTCTTTTTAGATTCCCAAGACGAACTTTCAGCAATAGTTTGGGTTACTCCTAACGGTAATAATGATGGTGATGTAGGTAAAGCTAGATACAATAATGGAGATTATATCTTTATTGAAGAACAAGCTCCGTATGCCACAGGATTTACAACAACTTGTTCATTCTCTATTCCCTTCTCAGCTAGTTCTGCTAACAACCAAAAAATCGAAGTTGAATTAGTCCAGTTACCAGCTCCTATCTCTCCAGAAGATTCGTGGGACGAAGGTACTTTCCATGATGTCTTTACATTCCCTAATGGTACTAGAACGTTTGTAATCGACCCAGCCAACTTCTCAAGTGGTTTTGTAACAGGAACACTTGAAGCTGAATGGCACATTTCCTCTGAAGAATTTGGTAGCAGCTATGCTGTAACTAGTTCGGGAGAAGGTAAACCTACTCTTACATACTTCAACCAACCTATTGAAGCTATTACCCACTTACCTTTACAGTTAAGAGTTCGTAATGGTTACACTTCAGAAGCACCGTTTGTAGAAGAATGGCAGGCACGTCCACCACAACCTTCAACTATTGCTAATATTCAAGCAACTTCTTCTTGGCACTCTGCTGGAAACCTAAACCCATATGGTGGTTTTAGTAATGCTGAATTTCGTAACCCTTTATATGGTATAACATTAGCAGACTGGAGAACAATGTCAAGCCCAAACACAAATGGTGCCTTATTATCAGTTCCATGGACTATTGACCAGACTTATAACCCTGTAGTCAATGAAAACGCAGGTGATTATTCTCCACTTACAGCATACGATGAAACTGGTAATTTTAATACCTCAATAGCAGGAAATAATGGCCTTGGCTGGAAAATGTCAGGCAGTGGTGACCTAGAGAATGGTTGGGTTGTCCAAGCCAGTGGTGATTATAGCTTTTATGCTAATTTAAAATTAGCTATTTTCCAAAGAGGTTTAGGATTAGATCAAATCCTGAATCCACCTGTTGAAATAGAAAGATACACAGTTTACGTTAAAAAACAAAATACTGCTGGTGAAATTTCAACTGTAGCTGAAGTTACACGTAACGTAAATATATATTCCTTGGGTAATGAAACGTCGAGTCCTTTCGCTACGGATATGATTGACCTACAAAGTACCTTAGAAAATATACAACCTCACCAAGCGGGATATGTTGAGCATCAACAATTATTGATGAGCCAATCAGATATGAGTGATCACCCCGTCACTGGTAGACGGTACATGAATATGAGAGAAACAACTCTTATTTGTACTAACATGCCAGGCTTTGAAAATGTTTCTAACTTTATTGAAGGAGGTGCTCTTCACTTTGATTATGGAGACAGAGTTTGGATAGAAATTGGATACGACCCAGTTGGAGAAGTAGGATGGGGTGCTTGTAATGATATGAATTGGTTTGCAGGAAGCCCAATAGCTGCCTACAATGCAGGAAAATCCCCAGATGAAGGTATATTAATAAATGGTCCAAATATTACTCCAAGTAATACTATTTACAATAGATTTGTTCAAAAATGGGGTATTAGACATACTAGTACTTGGACTTTAGCTCCATGGACTGGACCTGTTACTTTAGATACTTCTTACGTAGTAGGTGGAGTACAGGACAACAGCGGTTTGATCCCATCAAATTCAGCTTTCTTCCAATTAGGAAATGAATTCTACCCTGGATTAACTGTAGAAGATTGTAACGAAACTGGCTTTAGCTTAGGTGTTAATGCTGGTGGTGAAGTTATAGCTAATGGAGGTTACTTAAGTGTAGGTCCTTTATCAGGTGCTCTCTTCCCATTTAACGGAAGTGATCCTACAGGAGTAGCCCCAGACTTGGGTAACATTATTAGCTGCAGTGCTGACAATGTGTTAGCAGTAGGTGAATTTAATGATATGGCGTTCCGTAATACCCTTGGACAGGGATATGGTAACATTTTAAGAGCGGATAACGCAGCAGCTATGGGTTACTTAAACCAAGTAACAGGAGAAGCAGCTCAAGCATTTGGTAAATCCAACAAAGCTATGGGTCAATATTCTCATGCCGAAGGTAATACTACTGTTGCTAGTGGTAGTGCTGCTCACTCCGAAGGCACGCAAACCAAAGCTCTTGCTAATCACTCACACGCAGAAGGTAACACTACAATAGCTGAAGGTGAAAGTTCACACGCTGAAGGTCTTTACTCAACAGCTGAAGGTGAGGGTTCACACGCAGAAGGTGGTGCTACTAGAGCTATAGGAGCTGGATCACACGCAGAAGGTTCTTTAACTAGAGCTAGTGGTTCTTATTCACACGCTCAGGGTTACAGAACCTTAACTACAGGTAACCAATCCCACGCTGAAGGTTGGTTTACAACCGCCTCAGGAGAAAGTGCTCACGCAGAAGGTTCTAATACCGATGCTAATGGTTTTGCTTCTCACGCAGAAGGTGATGGTACTTTAGCTCAAGGATATGCATCTCACGCCGAAGGTGTTAATGCTATTGCTTTAGGAGACAATTCACACGCAGAAGGTCTTTCTACTAAAGCATTTGGAAACAATTCCCACGCTGAAGGTGAACAAACTAGAGCAAATGGAGCTGCTTCTCACGCAGAAGGATCATTTACTTCTGCTTCAGGTCTATACTCTCACGCAGAAGGTCTTCTTACTAAAGCAGTTGGTGTTAATTCTCACGCTGAGGGGTATGGTACTCTTGCTCAAGGGGCAAGCTCACACGCTGAGGGTATGTTTACCACAGCATCTTCAGATTTCTCTCACGCAGAAGGTTGGAAATCAACAGCTTGGAGCACAGGTTCCCACGCAGAAGGAAGATTCACATCTGCTTCAGGTATGTACTCCCACGCAGAAGGTGACTACTCTAGAGCTACAGGTAATTACTCACACGCTGAAGGTTCTTCAACTGCTACTGCAACATATGCCCACTCAGAAGGTAGATTAACAGTAGCTAGTGGATTAAATGCTCACGCTGAAGGTAATGAAACATTAGCATCAGGCAATGATTCACACGCTGAAGGTTACCAAACCACAGCTTCAGCAGGTATATCCCACGCTGAAGGATATGGTTCAGTAGTAGGTGTTGACGGTAGTAAAGGAACAGGTGGTCACGCTGAAGGATACTTTACTCAAGTAAAAGGAAATTATGGTCACGCTGAAGGTAGCCAAACTGTAGCAGAAGGTACAGGTTCTCATGCTGAAGGTTCTTCATCATTAGCATCAGGAACAGCAGCTCACGCCGAAGGATTCGCTACCCTAGCATCAGGATTCTCTGCACACGCTGAAGGTTCGCTTGCTACCGGATCTGGTAACTATTCACACGCTGAAGGTATGTCCACTAAAGCTACTGGAGCTGGATCACACGCAGAAGGTAGTCTTACTGTTGCTTCTGGTAATAATGCTCACGCTGAAGGTCTTACCACGGAAGCTAGCGGTGATAATGCCCACGCAGAAGGTGAAGGTACTACAGCATCAGGAACATCAGCTCACGCAGAAGGTCAAAACACTTTAGCATCCGCTAATTATGCTCACGCAGAAGGTGCAGAAACTAAAGCTACCGGAATTGCATCCCATGCTGAAGGTAAATTCACATCTGCTTCAGGAGCTTCATCCCACGCAGAAGGTTGGACTACAATAGCAGCAGCTGATTATGCCCACGCTGAAGGTTCTGGATCATCAGCAACTGGTAATTACTCACACGCCGAAGGTGCCTCAACCGTTGCCTCAGGGATTTCAGCACACGCTGAAGGTGAATCAACTCTTGCTTCAGGATACACAGCACACGCTGAAGGTTTCTATACCCTAGCATCAGGATTCTCTGCACACGCTGAAGGTTCTCTTACTACAGCATCAGCTAATTACGCTCACGCAGAAGGTGTATCTTCCAGAGCTACTGGAGCTGGATCACACGCAGAAGGTAGCAGTACATTAGCTAGTGGTACTAATTCCCACGCTGAAGGTCTTACCACTGTAGCTAGTGGATTAAATGCTCACGCAGAAGGTGAAGATACTCTAGCATCAGGAACATCAGCTCACGCAGAAGGTCAAGCAACTACAGCTAGTGGAAATTATGCTCACGCAGAAGGTAGAGAAACTTTTGCTTCAGGATCTCAATCCCACGCAGAAGGTGCCTTTACTTCAGCATCAGCTCAATTCGCACATGCTGAAGGTTCTGGTTCTAAAGTTACAGGAGTCCAAGTTGGAGATACTTACTTCCAAGCAGTAGCTGGTCACGCTGAGGGTGTCAATACATTAGTAACCCACCCAGCAGCACACGCCGAAGGTAGATTTACTACAGCTTCATCTTATGGAGCTCACGCAGAAGGTGAATATACAAAAGCTACAGGTAATTTTGCCCACGCAGAAGGAGAAGGAACCACAGCTTCAGGCCGTTCAGCACATGCTCAAGGTGCTTCCACAGTTGCTTCAGGTGATTTCTCATTTGCAAGTGGTGAAAGTACAGAAGCAGGAGGTGACTACAGTGTAGCTTTTGGCCAAGGTAGTAAAGCTAGATACAGCCACGAATTTGTAGTAGGTAAGTACTTAGATTCTAATAATTTAGGAGTTGCTAATAGAAGTTCCTTCCTAGTAGGTCAGTATAATGCTACGGGTAGTAGCGCTATGGGTAACAACTTAGGATCAGGATACTTCATAAACTTTGGAATTGGTGATGGTGCTGGTCAAACTAATAGAAGCAACGTCCTTGAAATTTGGTCACATGACAGTTCAGATACAGCAATTTTATTAGACACAGGTTCATTACCAACATCCGATCCAAGTGTGATAGGCCAATTATACAGAACAGGTTCTAACTCAGATGAAATTAGAATTTCACTTGGATAATAAAAAAATAAACTATTAAGGAAAGGCCCCCGAATTGAGGGGCCTTTTCTAATATTTATACAAAAACAACATGGCCGCTGGAAGATATGATTTTACTATTGAGCAAGGAGCAACTGTAAACTTTGAACTAGCCTACAAAGACTCTGAAGGCTTACCTGTAGATTTAACAGGATTTCAAGCTCGTATGCAATTACGCCCTACTCAATTTTCAGATAATGTTTATATTACATTATCATCCAGTTTAGACGCATGTGGTACAGGTTTAAATTTAAGTGGTTCCTATAACTTAAATCCACCATCATCAGGCACTATTGGTGTATTTATTTCAGCACATTCTTCGTCTATGTTAGATTTTGCTAGAGCTTATTATGATTTGGAATTAGCCTATACCGAATCTAACAATCCTGGATGCCCTATAGTAGTTAGACTTTTAGAAGGTGCTGTGGCTTTAGATAGAAATGTAACATTAGGATCATTTTAACATAATTAATAATGGGGATTCCAAGAAATACAGTAAATATATCTACAGATAAAATCAACGTTGTTGAAGTTATTAGTTTTGGTCCTAGGGGTCCCCAAGGACCTGCAGGTAGCGGAGGAGGAGGTGATGACCCTAGATTTAGAGAGTCTTTAACTAATGCTTCTATAGCAGGTAATAATATTACTTTTACTAGAGGAGATAGTAGTAAATTTTCTTTAGAAATACTTTCTTCAAGTTTTGCACTTACTGCTTCTTACATTGATTATGATAACATTGGGAATAAACCTAATTTTGTTGATGTTGAGGGTAACGTTGAACCCTATACATTAGGTGTATTCATTGGATCAGATAACGGTCTTCCAGAAAATTTACCATTTGATCTTCCTCTAGATTTAGTTCCTTCAAACACCTTAAAATCTTTCCCAGGACTAACTTATGATGGGGTTACTTTTAATGTACAGGGGCCTATTGTTGCTGAAAGTTTAAATGTTAGGTCTATAACTTTTGATGAATTTACAGGAAGTATAGATTTTAATGACATTACCAATGTTCCTGGTTTTGTAGATACTGATGGAGAAATTGGACCTAACCAATTAGCTATATTTGTTGATAGAGTTAGTGGTATTCCTGAAAATTTACCATTTAGTCTTCCATTAGCTAATTCAGATGGCAACCCAACTTTAAAAGCCCTCCCAGGATTAACTCACGATGGGACTACATTTAGAGTAGAAGGATCCTCTTTTCTTCAAGATCTTACAGTAGAAAATTTAACATTTAATAATCTAGTATCAGATATACCTTGGGATAAAATTGTTGATGCCCCAAGTTTTGTAGATGCTATAGGCGAAACCCGCCCCAATCAAATTGCTATATTTGATGACTATAATGCAGGGTTGCCTGAAAATGTACCATTTGATCTTCCATTAGATTTCAACAGACCTACTTTAAAATCCCTCCCAGGATTAACTTATGACGGAAACACATTTACAGTCCTTTCAGGTTCTATTTCAGCAAATATCCTTGAAGTTGATGTTATTAAGGTAAATGATAGAGAAATAAATGTTGATAATTTAGTAAACGTTGAAGAAGAAGCAGGAGCATTTCAGTTAGCAATATTTGCAGATACAACTGATATCCCGCTTCCAATTGAACTTCCTTTTTACCTCCCAGTTAACGATGGTAACCCCACTATAAAAGGATACCCAGGATTAAAATTCCAAGATGATATTTTAATATTAGACGGAACCTTTACTTCAAGCTTTGTAAATGCTAATACTATAGATGCCGGAATTTTAAGTGCTAGCAATGCTAATATTGATGAACTTTATGTTAGTGGTACCAAACTTAACCCTGCTAATTTAGTAAACGTTGAAGAAGAAGCAGCCTTATATCAATTAGCAGTATTTGCAGACACCACAGATATTCCACTTCCAATTGAACTTCCTTTCTATTTACCTGTTAACGATGGTAATCCCACAATTAAAGGATATGATGGATTAACATTTAATGGAACCGATCTTACAGTCCAAGCTGATCTTACAGTAAGTGGAACTCTTTCTTCTGAAGATTTTAATATAACTGAACTCTCTAGAGATTTAACACTTACCAGTGATTTAAATGTAAATGGTGTATTTAGATCTAAGCAATTTATTGAAGTAACTGGATCCCTTTTCTTAAGTTCAAGTCTTATTGCTTCAAATTTAGACGAAAAAGACACTTTAGAGAGCTCTGACAGAGTTTTAGTTCTTGATCCTAACAACAATGGTATAGTTAAAAGTACTCCACAAAGTAGTTTACCTTATGCCAATTTTACATCAACAGGTATTCCCTTAACTCACCAACTTCTTATGATGACAGCAAGTGGGGGAGGAGCTGTTTCTAGAGGGGTTACAAATAGTTCTATTGTATATAGCTCAACTTTAGGGCTACAAGCTGTAGGCATTGGTGATATAGCAGATATAACTGCAGGCACAATAATTGTTACAGGAAATATAACATCTTCAGGTGTATTCAAAGCAGAAGACCTTATTGTAGGGGGCGATGAAGTTAACTTTACCAACCTACCTACTTCAGATCCTGGGATATCAGGAAGATTATTCCAAACAGGTAGTGATGCCATTGGGGGTAGTGCAGGGTTCCAAGTAGTTTTAATATCGCAGGGATAAAAAAAATATAATATTTATAAATAAGATTGAATTAATTAACAAACTTTTAAATAATGGCAAAGATAACATGGAATGATAGGACAAATACTGGTAGTGATGCCTTTATTAATGCTTCTATTTTTAATGAAACTAAAACTTCTGTTAACGACGTATACGATACACTTGAAGCAAGATTAGGTACTACCTCATCTGCTTTAAACAGAACAGATCTTACCATTTCAGGCAGTATTCTCCTTTCAGGAAGTTTACTTCCAAATGTAGGCTCAGGTGAGGTTACTTCATCTTTTGATTTAGGTAGCCCAACAGCAGCTTGGGGCGAAATTTATGTTGCTACCTCATCTTTAAATTTTGTTGAAGGTGATGGTACTATTACTTCATGGAGTAAACAAGACGTAATTAACCTTAAAGAAGGTAAAAGTCTTAGAAAGGGTGCAAAACAACTTGTTAATGAAGTTGATGATTCTACTTATGTAAGAATGTCATCAACAGGTAAAGCAACTCACTTTGCTTCTGATATCCCTCTTATGCAACTCCAAACCACATCTCTTGATCTTGGAAATTCTCAAGTCCCAGTTAGTGTTACTGGTGACACTATTGGTTTTACAGGTTCATTTGGTATAACAGGCTCAGTATCTGAAATTAATACACCCAGTGCTTCATTAAGTTTGTCCCCTCCTGGTGGTGGTGGATTTGTTGTTAATGATTTATTAAATCTATTAGCTAATTATGGTCAATCCGGCGTTGACGGTGGAACTGCAGAGGGAGATATCAACTTAGATGGATCAGTAACAGTAAACGATTTACTTCTTTTACTTTCAGGTTTTGGGGCTCCTTCAAGTTTATGTGGTGTAGGAGATTTTACAGTTCCATTAAATATAAACTTTTCAATGCCCGGACCTTTAGTCCAAATCTGTGTAGATAATACTTTAACCGTCCCTACAAGTTCAGCTTTAAGTATAGGTTAATTTTTAATTCCAATTACATATTTATAACACGAAAAATAACAAACTTTTTATAAAATGAGCAAACTTTTAGTAGATAATATACAATCCTATACTCAAGCTTCTCCTGTAACCCTTTTAGATGGTTTAGCTATGACAGGATCCACAGTAGCAGATAATACATTTGGATTTGCCGCTGGAACACAAAATACCGTACTAGGCACTTCTTCAGCAGCTTTTGGGTATGATAACACTATTGACACCACAGCTAGACACTCTGCTGTTATAGGAGCTAATAACTATGTAGGAGGAAGTGGATCTTTTGCTGAAGGTCTCCAAACCTCTGCTTCAGGTAATTCCTCTCACTCTGAAGGAGCTCATACTCTTGCAAGTGGGATGGGCTCTCACGCTGAAGGAAATAATACCGTTGCTTCAGGTGATTATGCCCACGCGGAAGGTATTTCTACCCAAGCTACAGGCCGTTATTCACATACTATAGGACAGTTTACAACAGCTTCAGGTGAAGGCTCATTTGCTGAAGGCCTCGCAACCTTAGCAACAGCAACTGGATCCCACGCTGAAGGAACAAACACTACAGCATCAGGCCATTATTCACATACTGAAGGATCTCATACTCAAACTTTAGGGCTTGGTTCGCATGCTGAAGGATATGCTACTCTTGCATCAGGCCGTTTTTCACACGCTGAAGGTCAGGAAACTCAAGCGAGTGGAACAGGTTCTCACGCTGAAGGTAAAGAAACCCTAGCATTAGGTCATTATTCACACGCAGAAGGTTACGAAACCACATCATCAGGTGATTATTCACACGCTGAAGGAGGCCAAACCACAGCAACTGGAACTGGATCCCACGCAGAAGGTTGGAGCACATTAGCATCAGGTAATTATTCCCACGCTGAAGGGTATCGAACAATTGCAGATAGTGATTATCAGGCTGTTATGGGTAAGGATAATGCTACAGGAAGTGGAGCACTAGTAGTTATTGGTAATGGTGATAACAGTTCTTTACGAGGAAATTTAGTAGAATTCCACACAGGATCAATTATATTTGACACAGGTTCAATACCAACCTCAGATCCTAGTACAGCAGGTATTCTTTGGAGAAGTGGAACATCTCTACAAATTTCTTTAGGATAATTTTTCCCTCTCAGTTAAAAACATAAAATATGTCTACACTTCAAACTAATACAATAGCAACCTATACAAATTCAGACCCTAGCGATGTTCATGCCTCCGGAAGTGTTATATATTTTGGGTCAAGCCTTAGTATCACTTCCCAATCTTATTCAAACGCAGGATCACTTAAAGGTGTCAATGTAGGATCTAATTCTCAAAATGGCCCTTGGTCTACTACTATAGGGTATAATAATGCTACTGCTCCATTCTGTATTGGAACTTTTATAGTTGGTGAGCAAAATGGTGCTGGAGGAACTGGTGTCATGAATGGAGGACGTGCTTTTGGATTCTATAATAATATTGATAAACCACATGCTACTGCTGAAGGAGAATTTAACACTGCGTTGGGTAACTACAGTAAAGCAGAAGGAGCATATAACTTAGTCCAACCAAACGACATAGGTTTATTTGGTCCCGGACTCGTTCTTCCAGATGCTGGACCGGATGGAGTAGATCTTAGATTAACATATGCTAACCATGCCCAAGGTTATTACACTGTAAACAAAGGGCATAGCAATGCTACAGCGGGTAGTGGGAGCTCTGCTGAGAATACTGCTTTAGGTTGTCATGTTCACGGGGAAGCAAATAATATTAAAGGGTGGTATAATCATTTTGAAGGAAAAGATAACTTTGAAAATGTTGCAATTAAACCAAATGATCCCAATGTTCAATCCTCAAACTTTGGTGTTCATATAGAAGGAATAAACAATTTTATATTTGCTCCTAATCCCCAAATTATTACTGAAGGAACTGGTATAGGTAATCATATAGAAGGTAGTGATAATGCCATTGCAGGTAGAATTCTTTATAGCCACGTTGGGGGAAGGAATTGCACTATATCCAGCAGCTATAGTTCACAAGGAAGTAATAGTTTTTATTTTGCTAGTGGTCCTAAAGAAAAAGGTAACCACGCAAAGGGCTACTTTAACACGATTGATTGTGCTAGGTGGAGCCACGTTGGAGGAACCCAAAATAGAATAGGTGAAAGAACTGATATAGAATTCTATAGTGAATCTATCCAAGGCACTCAAAACGTCAATCCCATAACTTTTGCAGGAGCGAGAGTAGGTTATTCTCATGCAGAAGGCCAACAAAATACAATACGAGGGACTTACAATTCCTTTTACCACCATGCTGAAGGTAGTCATAACCTAATTAATTTTTACATTTCTCCTAGCTCAAGCAATTGGCCAGCCAGTTCAGAAGACCCAGCATACCTCCTCCAGTGGAGAGGTGCCCACGTAGAAGGTTATAATAATACTATTCAATTGACTGGCCAATTCTCCCGCTTAATGGGTCAAAATGGTGAAATTAGTGAACCATATACAGTAGCCATAGGAAATGGTACTCTTGGTAATAGAAAAAACTTAATAGAATTCAGGGCGGGTGCTAAAAGAATTGTAGTAGATGCTGATTCATTACCAACTTCCGACCCAGCTATCGTAGGCCAACTGTTTAGAACAGGATCTGGACTAGGTGATTTACATATATCACTTGGATAATATTATATATTAATACAATTAAAAAGGGCTCCAATTTGAGGAGCCTTTTTTAATATTTATAAATAAACAACATGGCAAACATTCCTATATGGCCCGGCTCTAGTTCATTTTTTCCTGGGGAAACTCCCTTTGGATTTTATGATGATGATATAGATTTTATAATGGATGCGGATAGGGTAGCAGACTTTTGTGCTCGTCGTTTAGGGTTCCCTTTAACTGACATAGAACTTCAATCGACAAATTTCTATACAGCATTTGAAGAAGCAGTAACTACTTATGGTAATGAAGTATTTGCTTATCAAGCATCCCAAAATTATTTATCTATTGAAGGTTCCCCTACTGGGTCTAATTTAAATTATAGATTACAAAAGTCTAATTTAGGATCTCAAATAAGAATTGCTGAAGCTTATGGTAGCGAAGCTGGGGTTGGAGGAAGCGTAGAATACCGTACTGGAAGCCTAAAAATGACCCCTGGCCAACAAGTATACGATATTTTAGATGGAGTAGAAAAAGGAAAAGAACTTATTGATAGATATGATATAGAAGTCAAAGAAATTTTTTACCAATCAGATCCTGCAATTGTAAGATATTTTGATCCTTATGCTGGTACTGGTACTGACATACAAGGATTATTAGATGCATTTGGGTTTGGTAATTATACTCCAGGAATTAATTTTTTACTAATGCCTATTAATTATGATTTAGCTAAAATACAAGCTATTGATTTTAATGATCAAATTAGAAAATCAAATTATAGTTTTGAATTAATAAATAATAAAATTAGAATATTTCCTATTCCTAATAAAAGTGAAACCTTATGGTTTAAATATATCCTAAAATCAGATAGAAATGTTCCTACAGTTTCAGGCAGTTACTCTACAGGTGTTGTAACGGATGTTTCAACTGTTCCCTATACTAATCCCATTTACTCTAATATTAACTCTATTGGTAGACAGTGGATATTTGAATACACTTTAGCCTTAGCTAAGGAAATTTTAGGGTATGTAAGAGGCAAATATGGAACTGTTCCTATTCCTGGAGCTGAAGTTACATTAAACCAATCTGATCTTATATCAGCCGCTACATCTGAAAAAACAGCCTTAGTAGAAAGATTAAGAGCATATCTTGAGGAAACATCAAGAAATAAATTATTAGAAAAAAAAGCCCAAGAATCAGAATTTTTACAAAAGGACTTAAGTAGTGTACCCTTTACAATCTTTATTGGATAATGGCATTATTTGGTGGATCACGTGATATAAGTTTAATAAACACCATTAATCGTGAATTAATGGGAGATGTTATAAGCCAACAGTGTGCTATTTATAAACATAATTTAACCCAAACAAAAGTTAATATTTATGGTGAAGCTGCTGATGGTAGATATTTTGATGGTCCTTTTTTATTTAATGCTTTAATTTCAAGACAAGACCAAGAATATTCTGAAAGTGAACTAGGCGTAGATTTTAAGTGGGGTATTGAATTCAGGTTTTTCCGCCAGGATTTAGTTGATGCTGATGTTGTCCTCGAAGTAGGAGATGCTATTTTATATCAAGAGGGATACTACGAAATTACTACAACTAATTCTAACCAATATTTTGTAGGTAAAAACCCAGATTATCCTAATAACCCAAACCCACTTAACCCCGGACTTGAAAACTTTGGTGCTAATATTGCTATAATTTGTAACACTATATATGTTCCTGGAGATAAACTTGGTATAACTAGAGAAAGATTATAATATGTCTTATCATTCATCATCACCTCCATCATCACCCCCCACATTTAGTTTTAGTAACTGGACGGGATCAATTACAGTAAACGCATCTGGCACCATTACAATTACAAATGGAAATAGTACAGCTGTAACCACAATTCAATCCAGTTTCCCTGCAAATACAACCTCAGGCAGCGAAACATTAACGGTTGATGTAAATGTAGTTGTTCCTTCGGGTTATTCGAATAGCGGTTCTACAGTTACAGGCCAAGTTACGGTAACTCAACCTACTTCATATACTCCACCCCAACCTACTTTTAATTTTAGCGACTGGACGGGATTAATTGCTGTAGATGCATCCGGTACTATTACAATTACAGCTGGAAACGGTGCAACTGTAACTACAACCCAATCTAGTTTCCCGGCAAATACAACCGTAGGTAATGAGACATTAACAGTTGATGTGAATGTAATAGTCCCTGTAGGTTACTCAAATAGTAATTCCACAGTTACAGGTCAAGTTACTGTGACCCAACCCACTTCGTATGTCCCCCCACAGCAACCTACTTTTAATTTTAGTGATTGGACTGGTAGTGTTTCTGTTAATGCCGCAGGTACAATTTCTATTACTAATGGTAATGCAACTTCTGTAACTACAAACCCTACTAGTTTTATAGCTAATACGGATTCTAAAGCAAACCAAGTTACAATATTAGTTATTGTTACAGTTCCTTCTGGTTATGATAATGCCACAGCTACTGTTCAAGATAACGTTACGGTAATTCAACCTACTTCATATACTCCACCCCAACCTACTTTTAATTTTAGTGATTGGACTGGTAGTGTTTCTGTTAATGCCGCGGGTACTATCACAATTACAGCTGGAAACGGTGCAACTGTAACTACAACTCAGACTAATTTTTCTGCAAATACAACTGAGGGTACCGAAACATTAACGGTTGATGTAAATGTAGTAGTCCCCTCAGGTTATTTAAATAGTGGTTCTACAGTTACAGGTCAAGTTACTGTGACCCAACCCACTTCGTATACTCCACCTCCACCAGAGAGCTGCCCTAGTCCCATTGCTGTAAACGGCTATTATCCTTTATATACCACTATAACGTGTGCTCAACAACATACAGGAGGAAATGGAGATTATCACTCACATGAACTTAATGGTATAACTTATTATATGCCAAATGGGTTAAACATGGATTCTAATAATGGTCCAATTACTCAGTGGCATGGAGATTATTTAAGTGAGAGTGAAGAAGATACTTCAACAAGTGAGAGTGAAGAAGATACTTCAACAAGGGAAGGAACAACTTCTACTTCAATAAAAAGAGGAAGAGTCCCAATCCCAAAGTCTCAAGAAGAAATTAGCCAAGCCCTAGTAGGTAACTCTAATTCTTCTTCTAAAAAACTAAACAGAGGTGAACAAGTTTCTTTTAGAGATGATGCTACTAAACCTTTTAGTTTAGGTATTAAAGATATTGATGAAGCTATTTTTTATTACTTTAACAATATTATTCGTCCTTTTACTTTACAAAATAATCAACGTATTGCTGTCCCTGTAAAATATGGATCCCCTGAAAGGTGGAAAGATGTACAGCGTGATGGGTATTATAGAGACGATAAGGGTAAAATTATGGCTCCTCTTATTTTATTAAGGAGATCAAATATGGTTAATGATAACCTAATGTATAAACTAGATGGTAATAAATTACATAATGTAAAATACAGCCAAAAACAATATACTAAACAAAATTCTTATACTCAATTTGATATATTAAATAACGTACAGCCTGTAAAAGAAGCATACGCTATTGTAGTACCTGATTTTGTTACTATAACCTATAATTGTTTAGCTTATACTTACTATGTAGAACAATTAAATAAAATTGTAGAATCTATTAATTTTGCGGCAAACTCATATTGGGGTGATCCTGAAAGATTCAAATTTAAAACATTAATTAGATCGTACACTACTGCGGCTGAAACTCCTGTAGGTGAAAATAGAACAGTAAAAGCTGAATTTGACCTAGAACTTAAAGGCTACCTAATACCAGACGTTATACAAAAAGATTTAATTTCTCCTAAAAAAGCTCTTACAGTAGGTAGACTTAATATTATGTCTGAAATAACTTCAACTGAATTATAATTTTGCAAAAAAAACTAATATTTATCAATAAAAAATTATGGAACAAATTAAGTTATCACAAGAAGAAATTGAAGTCCTTGGCAAACTTCAAGAAACCCAATCTAATATTATTAATTCTTTGGGTCAATTAGAGTTTAACATTCAATTATTAGAGTTACAAAAAGATAAACTCACAGAACAAATCGAAGAACTTAAACAAACTGAAATAAAAGTTGGACAAGATTTGAATGAAAAATACGGAGACGGTAATATCGATTTAAATACCGGAATTTTTACTCCTTCAGAATCAAATCTTGAAACTTCTTAAAATATTTATAACAAAAGATAAATATATAACTCATGGCAAATAACAACATCGTCTCTCCTGGTATTTATATCAACGAAACAGACCAATCTTTTATCCCCGAAGGAATTACAGTAGCAGGTGCTGCTATTGTTGGTTCTACTGCAAAAGGACCTGTAAGGATTCCTACTTTAGTAACATCATATGGTGATTTTGTGGCTAAATTTGGAGGTGAAATTGTAAGTAGTAGTGGTACTTTTCCTTCTTTCTTGGCTCAAGCCGCCTTTAGCTTTTTTAATAATGGTGGAGGTGCTCTTTTAGTTAGTAGAGCAGTAAGTGGGAATTACACCTCCGCAACCGCTGACGTTAGCGCTAGCATAGGTGCTACTCCCTCGTTTATATTAAATACTAGAGCCGAAGGTGCAGACCAAAACAGTGCTACTACAGCCGCTAGCTCAACTGGTCTATTCGGCTCAGGAACTTCTACTAATTTAAGATATGAAATTACTAATTCTAATACTGGATCTGGTACATTTACTCTTGTTATTAGAAGAGGAGACGATGATGATAATAATAAAATTATCCTTGAGCAATTTAATAATCTAACATTAGATCCATATGATCCTAATTACATTGGTAAAGCTGTAGGTACTCAATTCTCTACAATAGAAGGAGAAGGAGTAGATAGCTATGTTCAAATAAATGGTGAATACCCAAATGTTAGTAAATATGTATTTGTTTCTAGCATAACTGATACTCCTCATTATGCTGATAGTGAAGGTAACGTAAGAGTAGGTGCTTACTCTGGTAGTGTTCCTTCAAACACTAATACAGGATCACAATCACAAGGATTTACTGGAGGTCAAGGTACAATTTCAGCCGGAGCTCTTTTCAGTAAAGATATTATAAATGATAATATTGAAGGATTAGCAGCAAATGATTTTACTTCTTCTTTCTACTTATTGAATGATACTCAATATAAGTATACTTCAATAGCAGCTCCTGGTCTTGTTTATGAAAATGATAGTGAACAGCTAAATATCTTATTAAACAATTCAAAAGAAAGAGGTGATACTATTGCATTAGTTGATTTAGGTTACTACTCAGCTTCAGTTCAAACAGTATCTGCTCAAGCTAAAACTATTAATAATTCATATGCAGCTTCCTATTACCCATGGTTGATGTCTAATGACCCAGCAACAGGTAAAGCAACTTGGGCGCCACCTTCAACGTTTATTCCTGGAGTATACGCTTATAATGACAGAGTAGGTGAGCCTTGGTTCGCTCCGGCGGGATTAAATAGAGGTTCATTACCAACCGTAATAAGAACTCAAAGAACTTTACCTAAAGCTGACAGAGATACTTTATACGAAGCAAAAGTTAATCCTATCACAGCATTCCCTGGAGCAGGCGTAGTAGTATTTGGTCAGAAAACCCTTCAAACTAAAGCCTCGGCACTTGATCGTATTAATGTTAGAAGATTATTAATTAACATTAAGCAATTCTTAGATCAACAATCCGGTAATGTAGTATTTGAGGCAAATACACAAGCTACAAGAAATAATTTCTTAGCAATTGTGAATCCTTACCTCGAATCAGTTCAACAGAGACAAGGTTTATATGCGTTTAAGGTTGTTATGGATGAATCAATTAACACCCCAGCAGTAATTGATAGAAATGAATTAGTAGGACAGGTGTTCTTACAACCAACTAAGACAGCTGAATTTGTAATCTTGAATTTCAATGTCATGCCTACTGGAGCTACGTTCCCATCTGAATAATAAAATTAAAAGTATAAAAAATAAAATCTCTAATATTTATAGACAAAAACAACAATAATGGCAGTATTAGATTCAAACGAAATTTTTTTCACAGCATTTGAACCCAAACAACAAAATCGGTTCATACTATATATGGATGGAGTTCCTACTTATATGGTAAGAGGATTAAGCGCAATTGGCCTTACTCAAAACTCAATTACCATTAACTGGATTAACACTTATCGTAAGATTAAAGGTAAAACAGTTTGGGACCCAGTGACATTAACCCTCCATGATCCTATTACTCCTTCAGGAGCTCAAATTGCAATGGAATGGATTCGTTTAGGCCATGAATCAGTAACAGGTAGAGATGGTTACTCTGATTTTTATAAAAAAGACCTTACTCTTAATGCTGTTGGCCCTGTAGGTGACATAGTTTCTGAATGGGTTATTAAAGGTGCTATCATTACAAATGTTACATTTGGTGATTACGATTATGATAACATTGATACACCACAAACGATTACAATGACCCTTGAAATGGATTATTGCGTACTAAACTTCTAATACAAGCCAAAAAATATAAAGAGAGCACACAAAAGTGTGCTCTTTTTGTTTTTTTATATATTTATATCAAACAAAAGTTATTAAAATGAGTGACGAAAAATTTAAGTTCCCAACAGAGGTAATAGAATTACCATCAAAAGGTAAAGTTTACCCCGCAGATCATCCCTTATCTTCTGGTACAGTTGAAATGAAGTATATGACTGCTAAAGAAGAAGATATATTAACCAACCAAAATCTTATTGATAAAGGTATAGTTTTAGATAAACTTATGGAATCCCTTACTATGAATAAGTTTAATATTTCAGATATAATACCAGGTGATAAAAATGCTCTTTTAGTAGCAGCTCGAGTTTTGGGTTATGGTAAAGATTATTCTTTTGGTTATAAAGATAAAAATTATAGTATTGACTTATCAACAATTGACAATAAACCTTTTGATGATTCTATCTTAACCAGTGAGGGTACTATTAAGTTTACTTTACCTAAATCTCAAACAGAAATCGAGTTTAAGTTACTAACAGAAAAAGATACAGACTTAATAAGTAAAGAACTTGAAGGATTAAAAAAGGCAAATGTAAATAATGGAGGTGAAATTACAACTAGACTAAAACGAACTATAGTAGCTGTAAACGGATCTAAAGATAAAAATGAAATCAAAGATTTTGTAGACAATTATTTGTTAGCACAAGACTCTAGAGCACTTCGTTTGTATATTAAAGAAATCTCTCCTGATGTAGACTTAACTTACAACACGGGAGAAGAAACAATTGATATCCCTATCACATTAAATTTTTTCTGGCCGGATCTCTAAAAGAATTAGCCCAATACAGAGCTTCGGTTTTTAACCAAATTCATGAAATTGTTTTTCATGGAAAAGGGGGGTACGATTGGACCACAGTTTATTCAATGCCTATTTGGCTAAGAAAATTTACTTTTAAAAAAATAAAAGATTGGTATGATCAAGAACGTGAAGCAAGAAATAAAAAGTCTTCTACTTCTAACAATACTCAAATTGATTTAGCAAATCCTGATAGAAGTAAAATTCCTGATACTCCTCGTAAAAAAATAACTGCACCTAATTATAATATGAAGGCATCACAAAAGTGATGCTTTCAATATTTATAACAAAATAGCTGTATGTCTCAAGAAGAAAGAAATAAACAAGCTCAAAAAGGCGTTAATATTCAAAACCAAAAAAATGAAGGTTTAAAGGAAGAACAACGTTTAGGTCAAGCTATTCTTGATACTTTACAAAGAAGAGTAGGTACAGATGAACAGTTAGCAATTTCTATTAGAGAAAATAATACTATTCTTGCAGACCAAGCTAAAGTACTTACAAGAAATACTACTTCAAAATCTCTAATAAAAAAATTATCTAATGAAATAGTCAGTATTTCTGAAAGATCTTATACTGTAATAGAAGACGAACTTGGTTTACAAAAAACTGAAGAAAGAATTCTAAAAGACCAGGAATCTTTAGAAAAGAAAATATTATCATTACAATCACTCAAAAATGAACAATTGAGTGATAATGCTCAAATTGATGCTGATATTAAAAGAGAAATTGGCTTGCAAATCAAAGCCTCAGCTAAATTATCTCAGCAATTAGAAACTATTAAGGACCAATCTAAAGAAGTTGCAAATAACCTCTCAGTCAAATCATTTGGAGGTTTAAGCGATATTTTTTCTAAAATCCCAGGACTTAGTAGGTTTTCAGGACCATTCCAAGAAGCAGCAGAAGCATCTAGAGAACAAGCTGCATTTAATCTAAAAAACTTTGGTACTACTAAAAAAATAGGCAAAGCAAATTTAGAAGCTCTTAAAACAGGAAAAGGTTTAACGGCTGATAGGATAAAATCTTTAGGATTAGAAGGAAAATTAGTAGATAAAAACGGAAAATTACTTACAGGTGCAATCGCTTCTCAAAAAGCAAATGCTTTAGGAATAACTAAAGCAGCAGGAGGTGCTATATCACCTCTTAAGGCAGGATTTAAAGCATTAGGTCCTATAATCAAAAAAGCATTAGGTCCTATTAGTTTAGTAATTACTTTAGTTGATACTATTAAATTTTTTGTTAAATCAATGTTTGAAGCTTCTAAAGCAACAGCTGATTTTTCTAGAAATCTTCTTATCAGTAGAGAAGCAGCCCGAGAATTACGTAGTACTATTATTCCTGGAATTGTAGGTGAATTTAATGAACTTGCTAAAGAACAAGGTAACCTTACTATTTTAGCAGCTGATTTTGAAAAAACATTAGGTGATATAAACTCACAGTTAGGTTTTCAACTAAATTTAGCCCAAGATTTTGGTAGACAAACATCTTTAAATGTTGCTGAAACAGCAATGCTACAAAAACAATTTGGCCTTTCAGCAGAAGCTGCTACTAGATTGTTTGTAGATTCCGAAAGATTAGGTCAACCTTTACAAGAATATACTCAAGAAATATTTGGTCAAGTAGGTTTATTAAGTACAGAAGCTGGCTTAATGGCTGATGTTGTAGGTCTTATAGAAGAAGCTTCAAAAATATCAGGAAATTTAAGAGCTAATTTTGGAGGTAGTGTTAAAGAAATAGCTGCTGCCGTTTATCAAGCTAAATTATTAGGTCTTAATTTACAAGACACAGAAAACATAGCCAATAGTTTATTAGATTTTGAACAATCTATTCAAAATGAATTAGAAGCTGAAATTCTTTTAGGTAGAGACCTTAATTTAGAAAGAGCTAGAGAAGCAGCTTTATTAGGTGATACTGCTACTTTATTAGACGAAATAGGAAAATTAGGAATTACTCAACAGGATTTCCTAAACATGAATGTTGCTTCTCGACAGGCTTTAGCTAAATCTATTGGTATGGAAGTTAATCAATTAGCTGATTCTCTCCAACAACAAGAAGACCAAGCTGCTTTCCAAGAAAGATACTTAAAAAAGGTTAATGCACTAAAAAAACAGGGCATTACTTTAGACCTTACAGGGGAAGAAATTAAAGAAGCAAGCCTCCAAGAAATTCGTTTAGCTGCAGATAAAGCAGGAATGAGCGAAGAACAAATTAGAGACATATTAGGTGAGCAAATCTATGCTAGAAAACAAGAACAAGACGCTACACAAAAATTTAACCAAGCTTTGGGGCAAGCTAAAGAAGCTTTTGCTAGATTAGTGACTGGTGGTCTTTTAGATGATTTAGCTGATATATTAAGGGGTATTACTGAAAGTGCTTTATTTTCTGGTTTTAAAGAAGAAGGGGAAGCATCAAGAATCGCTGCTGCAGCCCAAGAAGCAGATAATATTTCAGAAAGTGACCAAGCATTCCTCAATAGGACTACTGAGTTACAAGAACAAGCCACAGGTATGGATGATACTACTGATGTTTTGGGGGCAATAGCTGCGGGGGCAGGTGCAGGAGCAATAGCTGGAGGAGTCGGAGGATTAGGAGTTGGTGCTATACCTGGAGCTGTAATAGGGGGTATAGGTGCAGGTGTTATTGCTCTTCTTAAGAATGTAACAGACCAAACTAGAGCAGACTTTGCACTAGAACAATCCCGACAATTTGCTGAAGACAAAGGAATCGTAACCTCTACCCAACCTAACTCAGATTTTATTTCTAGACCAGGTCAACCCATCCAAAGATTTAGAAAAGACGATATTATAATAGGTGCAACTCGTCCATTTATTGATGATTCATCTGTTACTACACCGTCAGATAGTGTTGTATCATCAACTATATCAACCCCACAACCACTTCCACCACCCCCTACTACAATGGATAATACTAAAGTTGAAAAACTTTTAGAACGATTAATCACATCAGTAGAAAAAGGTGGGGTGATTAATATGGATGGTAATAAAGTAGGAACAGTCCTTGGAATGGGGTCTTACAGAATCCAATAATTTTGAATATTTATAATAAATTAATTTAAAACTTTTAAATAAAAAAACATGGCACAAAGACCAACATCAATTTTAGAAAAAGTACTTAATGGTGAATCTAGCTTAAGCACTAATGGTGAACAACCTGAAATTATGACTACTGCTGGAGAAAATGATCTTGTATCATTATTAGAAGGTTCATCTTTACACATGAATGGGGAAACCCCACCTAAATACTCAGATAGAGCACCTGAAGGACAAAGCGGAAGAATTTAATGCCTTTAATTAATATGACCTCAGACCTAACTTCCCTAAGATATGGGAAGGATAGAAGGAATGGTGGTGATAGTGGTCAACCCTACTTTACCAAAGACATTCCTGACAGGCTAAGGTCTATTAATTTTGCTAACAGTATGCTAGGTAGCGATTTTCTCATAAGAGGAGGAACTCGTTCAGTTTCTTCAGTAATAGAAGACGAAATCAGATTGGGAAGATTTTTCTCAGATTTAAGAAGTGCTGATGGTCTTTTATTTATTGCAAAACAAAAATTACTTTCTAACCAAGCACCCTTAACAGGGGCTCCCCCCGATCGTTCATATGATCCTGTAAATACGCTTGCTCAAGTAGCTGTTAATCCCTTAGGTATTCATTTTATGAAACAAGGGAAAGAACCTAGACTTAATGAAGTAGATAAATATTTTAAATTAACCAAAACTAAGTATAATAACAATTCTTTAGGTGAAAATAACACTAATAAACTATTATTATTATATGAAACAAATATTATCACTCCTACTGTAGACCTTACAGCTCCCCCTACAACAGATATAGATTTAGGAAAAGAAATCTTTTACCTTACAGGTGATCCTACAGCACTAACCACTGGACTTTCTAATCTAGCTGCTACTCCTGAAGATGTTAGTAAATTTAAAACCAATTTAGGAAAATTTGGAATCTCTACTTCTTCTAATCTTTTATTTAGCTATCAGGGAGGTCCTAATTCTTTAATAGGAAATAAATCATCTGTAAGAAAAGTTTTTAATACAAATCAAGCTATAGATCGCAATAAAACCCAATCAGCTTCTACAGGATTACAATTTCTAAGTTTTACTCCAAATCTGTTTAGAAGACGAAATCGATTAACAACTACCGGGTTTGGAAGTGCTGGAATTTCTAATTTTTCTCAAACCTTCTATGAAGAAGAAATCGAAACTGGGGTTAAAAAAGACAGAGTAAAACAAATAGTTGGAACCCCCGATAATTATAGAGAATTTAATAGAAATACTACTTATGGGGGAGGAGATGCAGGTCGTCCTCTTAGGGATCGTTCGGCTTATTATACTACTAATATAACTGGAAGCACAGACATTTCTAACATTTATGAATATGATAAAAGAAATACTATTCCTTTATATTCTTCTACTACTGTAACTCCTATATCACAAGATCCTATAGTAGGGGATATAATTAAATTCAATATTGGGGTTTTAAACCTAGACACTGCAAACCAAGAAAATCCTGAATACACTTGGCTTAACTTTAGAGCATCATTAACTTCTTTTAACGATAATTATAATTCTACTTGGAATCCTATTAAATATTCTGGAAGGGGGAATAATTTTTATAAATATGATGGGTATACTAGAGAAATTGCTATGAGTTTTGATGCCGTTGTTTATTCTAAGTATGAACAATCCTTTTTATACGATAAGCTAAATTATCTAGCTTCTGTTATGGCCCCTAATTACTCTAAAGCTGGATTTTTACGTGGAAACATAATTAAGTTAACATTAGGAGACTATTTAAATGGTGTCTTAGGATTTATATCGAACTTATCATTCTCTATCCCAGATGAAACCCCATGGGATATAGCAAGGGACCACTCAGGATCCTTAGATGAAAATTCTTTACAATTACCTCAAATAATTAATGTATCTAGCTTTGCATTTACTCCTATCCACAATTTTAGAGATGAAGTAGTATCCCGGGATTATGTAACAGGTAAACTTGATCAAGCTAAACAAAAGTATATTAGCATGGGCCGTGGTCAACGTTTTACCCAATTACAAAGAAAACAATACAATAAAGTTAAAACAGAAACCCAAAATTAATGTCAAGGTATTCCCAAATAAAAATTATTCAGGATTCTAAAGAAAATTATGGGGCTAGTTTTTATTCTACCGCAAAATATCCTAAAATTCCTCTTTCAGAAAATGATATTTATGTTTTAACTGAAGAAACTGATAGATTAGATTTATTAGCTTCTCAATTTTATGGTGATCCTAGTTTGTGGTGGGTTATTTCTATAGCGAATGAACAACTTTCCCAAAGTTCTCTTCTTTTACCTGCAGGAATGCAGTTAAGAATTCCTGTTAATGTAAGTCAAGTTACTAATTTATATAATAAGTTAAATAGATAATGTCTATATTAGGAGAAAATTTTGACCCTACATTAATTAAACAAATTGAAGTCAGAGAAACAGAATTAGGAAAATCTAGTTTAACTCCTAAACAAATTGTTTATAATAATTCTAGAACAGCTTGGATTAGAGCTGTTTCGGGAGTTAATGTAAAAGACTCTATTCCTGGGATTTCTTTAACGGGCGATTCCAATAATTATGCTCAAAAGTTTGTATTGTTTGGAGGTGTTGCTACTAGTGATGGTAGATACGCTGATAAAGCATTTGCTACTAGTGACTCTTTAGAAAATCAAGTAGCTTCCGCTTATGGAGTAGGAAATGCTACTTTATGGGGGGCCTCACCACCCCCAGGAATTAGGGGTTTAGAGGTTAAAGAATTAAATAAAGGATCTATTAGAAAAGCTACATTATTAGTTGAAGCTCACAACCCATCACAATTTCAATTAATTGAAGCTTTATATTTAAAGCTAGGATTTACAATATTAGTTGAATGGGGACATAGTATGTATCTAGATAATAATTTTCAACTTCAACAATTAGATACTTTTAATACGGTTCCATTTACAAATTATTTAGATGCTGATGGAGGGGGATATAATAAATTATTTGAGTTAAATCAAGACATTCAATCTGAGATTCAAAAAAGAAGCCATAATTACGATGGGTTTATAGGAACAATTACCAACTTTAACTGGTCCATTTCAGAAGCGGGAGTATATAACATATCAATAGATACTTTTTCTCACGGTTCATTAATAGAATCTTTAACAGTTAGTAAAACTACTGCTTTAAAAAGAAAAACAGATGAACAAAAAGGGTTCGATACTAGTGGAGATAATTTAACTTATTTACTAAGAAAAGCTAAACTTATCTTAAAAGGCGACTCTTCTTCTATTCCATCTTCCCCTTCAAATGGTACTACCCCAGGAGGCCTTCCAGGAAGTGGGGATTTACCTGGAGGAAATCGTATCAAACAATCATTAAGTACTGCAACTAATAAAGAATTTAGATATAATTTAAGAGACGCAAAATCTTTATTTCAACTTCCTATTATAGAACAAGGTGAGCTAGTCAATTACAAAACTATTTTTGATATGACAGCTACCTATGCTCAACCTGATTCAGCTTATATTACCCTAGGACTTTTATTAAGAACTATTGAATCAGAAGGTCTTTATTATGACAACAGTGGAGAAGGAATAATAAAAATTGATTCTCAGTATAAAAATTCTTGGATGTTATCCCACCCCTATCAACAATCCGTAGATCCAAGAGTATGCATACTTACAAATGAGTATGTTTACATGCAATTAAATGGAGATGAATCAGAACAAACTGGTCCTCCTAATCCTAATAATTGGAGTTCCGACTATACTTCAAATAATAAATTTGAAGTCACATCAACTCCTTACAACCATGTTAATTCAGGTAAAGATTTATTTAGAAAAAATGCTGATAATGGTTTCCAAGGTGATATTATGGGAATATTAGTTAATATTGATTTTGTACTACAAACTATGCAAAATTCTTTAGTAGAGGGTCAACTTCCTTTATTTTCATTTTTAGATTCTTTATTAAAAGAAATTTCATCTTGCATTGGTAGTATTAATTCTTTTGAAATTAATTATAATGATTCTACTAGAACCTTATCTATTTATGATGATAGTGTTATTCCGGGAATAAAACCTAAAAGACCAACAACAGCAACTTTTAACATTTTAGGATTTAACCCAAAAGAAGGTAGAAACGAAGGAAGTTTTGTTAAAAACTTTAGTTTTTCTAGTAAAATATTTCCTAGTATATCTAATGTCATTGCTATCTCCGCTCAAAGTGGTCAATCTCCTTTACCGGAAAAAGTTTCTTCTTTACAAAAATTAAATCAAGGTATAGAAGATAGGATATTAAAAGGAACAGTTAGAGATACCCCTAATGCAAATGAAAGAGACGTTAACACTTTAAGCAAATATGAACAAGATGTAGCTAACCTAAATAACTTTTTTGATATTACTTACAACCAACAAAACATCCAACCTCAAGAGCAATCAGAGCGTTTCAAAACTGTTTTAACTAACGTATTATTATATGATTTATCTTTGAGAGCAGTAAATGAAGATATTGCTCCACCATTTGTAATCCCTGTAGAATTATCTTTAACTCTTGATGGGATTTCTGGAGTTAAAAAATTCCAAAAATTTGATGTAACCCCAGACTATATTTTGCCCCCTTCATATCCTAATAATTTAAATTATATAGTTCAGGGGATTGATAATTCTATTAAAGATGGGGAATGGACTACTACTTTAAATACTTTATTTTACCATTCGAACGAAAAATCTACATATGGTATTGTTGATGGGATTTTTTATGGAACTAAAACAACAGGTGAACGTAAACCTACCAAAAATTCTTCTCCCAATTCAACGGATATAACATTTGAAACATCCAACCCTACTACTGAATTAAAGTTTGTATTAGGTTCATCTGAAACTATACAAGATAATTTTAGTTTATCTGCGGGCCCCACTACTGTGGATACAATATTAACTATGATCCATCCTAAATTTAGGTTCAAATTCCGTGATTTTTTCTCCCGTCTTCAACGAGAACCTAAACTTAAAGGAGCTACGATCCAAATCAATTCTGGGTTTAGGACTTTTGCTCAACAATCTCTTCTAAGAAGAACTAATCCCCGAGCTGCAAAACCCGGATTATCTCCTCATAATTATGGAGTATCACTCGATTTTCAAGTTAATGATACAGCAACAAGTGAAGTTCTTTTAGGTTTAAGCCACCCTATTGCTAAATGGGTAGACTCAGGGATTGTAGATCAAGCTCAATTAGCAGGAGTAAATAGATGGGGAGGTTATTTCGGTCATGAATTTAGCTCGGAATACGACCCTATTCATTTTGATGTGAATATCAATAAAGAAAACTTTAAAACTCAAACCCAAGAATGGGCTACAGCTAATGGTAAAGATTTTAATTCTCTTACAAACGATGACATATTTTCAATAAAATATAATATTTAATGTATTTCCCTAAATCCCAAATAAAAACTAATTTATACAGTAATGGGGATCTTGTAATCAAGTCTACAGGAGAAACATATATTGGTTATTATTGGGCCACATCAAATGGTGTCTATTTTTCTGGGAAAAGTCCCAATTTCAGAAGTGGGGTAGAATTAATTAAGGGAAAAAACCCAAATGCTAAAGTAATAAATCCTAGTAAGCCTAATATTACTTTTGATAATATTCGTTACATACAGTATAGTAGAACAACACTCCCTTATATCAAATTAGCAGAAATTGATACTTCTAATGTTCCTCAACTTCCAACATATTATGCTACTCTTCCTACTAAAGAAGATTATGCCTCTCATGAATTTACTAGATATTTTTGTAAAAAAAATAATGAATTTTTATACATAGAAATTAGTAAAGAAGAATTTGTTAAACTTAATAGTCAAGATTCTTCTTTAGATTATGAACAATATATTCCTTTTAAACTACCTTGGGTGTTAGTAGGAGAACAAAATAAAGTAGCTATTGAAAATAAAAATGCCATAGATTATAAAGAACTTAGAAATAATTTTCAAGGGTTTGGAAAATATTTAAAGTATAATTATTTATTATATTTTGAATCTTTCAATTGATAATTAAGATTTTTTAATATTTATATAGGAGATTGTAAGGTTATTATCCTATGGCAGAAAGATTTATAATAGACGGAAACTTTACCCAAAGTTTTGATCACATCAATTTAATGATGGATGCCTGCCCTGAGGGTATTGGGCCTTTGCCTACGGTTCATTATCAAATAGGAAGTGGTGATTTATGTTATGATCTTGATGATAGAATTTGTTTTGATTTAGAATTTAATTTATCTAATGAGTTAAAATTTTATTCTGAATCTTCTAATTGGATAGGACCTTTAGCCAATGAAGGAACATTCCAATTTGTAGGCACTCGAATCCCCCCGTACCCAGGAGAAGAAACTGAAGAACCTTTTTTTCCTGCTATTAGTGAATCTTTAGGCATTCCTACTTCTTCTATTTCTCAAACCCATTATGTATTATTTAATACTGCTTCTAGTACAGCAAATGTTGGGTTAACAGATTATCTTACTAGAAATAAAGCTAGTGGTTCAATTGTAATGTCTTCTTTACGGCATAAAGTTGAATTTGAATATCACACACATTTATATAGATTTGATAATGTAACTTCTAGTTATGAAAATCAAGTCATTTTAGGACAAGAAAATGCTTCTGCTTCGGCCGAATTCTCTACTTTAAGGGTTATTGCAGCTACTAAAGATGATCCTTTTTCAAATGGAGATAGAATTTGTTTAGAAATAAGACCTAAAGCAGACACCCCTCCTCTCCAACATGTTATGGAGGTAGGACCTTCTTCTTCAATCGCTATAAGTTCGAGCGCAGAGGTTGCATTGAGTGGAAGTGGGGACATTATTATAAACAATATAACAGCTAGTAATATCTCAGCAAGTGGTGATCTGTTTGCATCACTATCATTCAATTCAGAACCTAATGTAGTAGTTTACAACACTGAATCAGGTCAGTTTTATTTTACAAGTTCTACTGAGTTAGGAAGTGTTACTTCATACCAAACGGGGTCTGCTGATCCTTTAAATTTGGATCTATTAACTATAATAGATTACGATGAAAATGTATTTGTAACAGCAAGCGGTGATAATTTAATCCTTCAATTTGGGATTCCCCCTTCACCAACTATTTTAAGTTTTGATGATACCCCTAATCCTTTTGCAACAAATAGATTTGATTTAACTGTTGATAGTTATGATTTAACCTTAACTTATGATTTAAATGGCACTACTTTTGTTTCAGCTAGCTTTACCCAAGGAAATTCTGGATCAACCTCCCCAGGAACTTTAGTTACTGAATCTTTAGATAGTGATGGAACTATAGTAATTCCATTTAATGCAGGAACCAACTTAACTCAATTTAGATCAGGAAGCCAGCATTATATAGCTCACTTACATGTAACTCGTATAGATGGTAGCCCTGATGTAGTTACTGCTTCTTTAGATTTAAATTTATCTAAAACTAATCCTTCAGACCCTTCTTTAAATCTAACTCTTACTATTGAAAAAAATGCTTTTGTAAATAATGATCCTGAATTTGAAATAGAAGAAGGTGCTACTGGCTCTATAGATGTAAAACTTACTTCAGGGAATGATGGAGGTGGAACTGAACCTTGGCAATCTGTTTCTCCCCAATTTTCAGATGGGTTGAATGCTGCTACTGTTACTGTTGCAGTAAATACTGATAACACAGTTTACGTAACTAGCTCTACAACAGCAACTAATAAATTTGAACAGTATTGGATTTCTGATCCTTACAGCAATACAACTTATGAGTATACTGGGTCTGTTGATAGAACTTATTCTAGGGTTAGAAGTTTAAGATATGGAACTACTACTAACACTTCTTTTATTTCCTCAGAAGCAGATTTACGAAATATTACAGATTGGGTAGATAATGTAGGTACTATACAATTTGGAGAAAACTCAGAAGAAGAATTAAATGGGCTTGAATTTAATATTAGTGCATCTGCAACTGGAGAATATGTGTACATTGTTTATGATAATAATATTTCAACACAACCTACTTTAACCAACATTACAGGCAACCAAGTAGACATAGATAATGGGGTAAGCACAGTATATACAGCATACACTGTAGGTAATTATAAAGTTTGGAGAACTAATATTTTTAAGGCAGGAGAATTAACATACCGTTTAGATTTTTAATATTTATTACTAATGGCAGTTACAATATTTCAAGGATACTCTCCATCAACTCAAGAACCCATTGATGATAGAACTGTATTGGCAGATCAGTCTGCTAGATATGCCCATCCTTGGTTTGAAACTTTTCCTGGTTTATTAGTATTTCAATTAAGTACTGCTGAGCTTTGGGCCTATACTGGCTCGCTTCCTACAAACCAAGGTGATGTAAATAATGGAGATAATTGGTTGTTAATTACTGGTGGCACAGGATCTATAGAAGACTTACAAACTACTATGGAAGCTGGGTCTTCTTCTTCAATTGCTATAAGTTCAAGTGCCGATATAGCTTTAAGTGGAAGTGGTGATGTTGTAATAGATAAAATATTTGTAAGTAATGGAAGTTCTACTAGCCCTTCCTTAACATTTTCTTCTTCACAAGATACTGGACTTTATCTTGATAGTGCGGGTAACCTAAATATTCAAGTTGATGCGGGCCAATCCGAACTTTATATTACCCCCGCAGGTTCAGTTCACAGACAAAACTTTATAGTTACAGATTTTATAGAATCTTTTGGATCTTATATTTCAGCTAGTCTTGGAATGTATGGAAAATTTTTAGAACTAGATTCGGGAAATGCTGATGGTGCAGTCCAATTAAATAATTTAGGTGATAAAACTATAGGAGCAAAAGCTGATGGTCTTAAAGGAGAAAAAAACTTTACATTTATAGAACATTCTTTATTTAGTGCCGGAACTTACCGAACATTTAATTTATTAAACCAACCTCTTCAAAGCCTTTACATAGGTTCTGGTTCTCAAAATATTTACATAGGATCTGGTTCGGGGTTAACCCAAATTGAGGACGATTTAACAATTTCAGGATCTATAGTTAAGGCCCCTAATTTGCCTTCTACATCATCTGTAAACAATGTATTAGTTATTGATACAGGATCTGGCCAAATTTACTATACAGGAAGTGATGGGTTTGGATCAATAGGATCTCAGGGTATCCAAGGTGTACAAGGAGATTTAGGACTTCAGGGACAAGATGGAGCTAATGCAGGTCAAGGTATCCAAGGTTCTTCGGGATCACAGGGTCCACAAGGTAATTTAGGATCTCAAGGACAAGATGGAGCATTTGCAGCTCAAGGCATTCAAGGAATCCAAGGTATACAAGGCACACAAGGTGCCCAAGGTACTCAGGGCATTCAAGGTTCTTCAGGTTCTCAAGGTGAAATAGGCCAAACCGGATTAGGTATTCAAGGCCCTCAGGGAATTCAAGGTAATTTAGGTACCCAAGGAGAAATAGGTCCCTCAGGATCCCAAGGCATCCAAGGTATACAAGGCGTACAAGGTACCCAAGGTACTCAAGGAATACAGGGTACTCAGGGAACCCAAGGAGAAATAGGAGAAACCGGAACAGGTCTTCAAGGTATCCAAGGTATTCAAGGTATACAAGGCGTACAAGGTACCCAAGGTACTCAAGGTATTCAAGGTTTACAGGGCACTCAAGCAGCACAAGGTATTCAAGGAGAAATAGGCCCCTCTGGATCACAAGGTATACAAGGTGATGTTGGAGTAGGTCTTCAAGGCTTTACTGGAATTCAAGGAGCTTCAGGATCCCAAGGACCACAAGGACAAGTTGGCCAAGATGGAGCCCAGGGTTTTACAGGTTCCCAAGGTATACAAGGTATACAAGGTATACAAGGCACACAAGGTATCCAGGGCATACAAGGCATTCAGGGCATTCAGGGCATCCAGGGTATACAAGGTACCCAAGGCATTCAAGGAACTCAAGGTGTGCAAGGCACACAAGGCACTCAAGCAGCACAAGGTATTCAAGGAGAAATAGGCCCCTCTGGATCACAAGGATTGAATGGAGCTAATGCAGGTCAGGGTATCCAAGGTTCTTCAGGATCCCAAGGAATTCAAGGTCCTTCTATTCAGGGAATCCAAGGTACCCAGGGAGTGCAAGGTACTCAAGGCACTCAAGGTATTCAGGGCATCCAGGGTATACAAGGGCCTCAAGGTACTCAAGGTATTCAAGGAACCCAAGGTGTACAAGGCACCCAAGGTTTGCAAGGAAATACTGGTATTGGAATAGGAATCCAGGGCACAACTGGTTCTCAAGGTATCCAAGGTATTCAAGGTATACAAGGCGTACAAGGTACCCAAGGTACTCAAGGTATTCAGGGTATACAAGGTCTATCGGTTCAAGGGGAAAATGGAGCTCAAGGTGAAGATGGGACGCAAGGTTTTAATGGTTCACAAGGTGAAGATGGAATACAAGGCTTTAATGGCGCACAAGGGGAAAATGGTGCCCAAGGTTTTAATGGTGCACAAGGAAAAGACGGAGTACAAGGAGAAGATGGTGCTCAAGGCTTTAATGGTGCACAAGGTGAAACCGGAGATACAGAAGGATGTATTTTAACAACTTATAAAGCATCCACCTCAGATTTAACTCCATCTTCTACTACAGTATCTGCTAATACAACAGTCGGTGCTAGTATAACTACTGTATATCTTTCACTTACAGCTGGAATCTCTAACCCAGCAATTAGTAATATGTTTACTAATTTTAATAATTCTAGTCCTGGAACATACACTATATCTTTAGAACAAAGTGGTATCACCCATTCATATAATGTTACAGATCTTAATATAAATTCAGTAGGAGGCACTAATGTTTTTGAATTTACAGTACAACATATATCAGGTGTTGGGACTAGTTATTCTATTAATACTTCTACTACAGTATGCGCTACTAACTCATTAGAAGGAGCACAAGGTACAGAAGGAGGAGATGGAGGAGATGGTGCGCAGGGTTTTATTGGTGCACAAGGTGAAGACGGAGCACAAGGCGAAGATGGAATCCAAGGTTTTGATGGCGCACAAGGACAAGATGGGTCTAATGCAGGTCAAGGTATTCAAGGTTCTTCAGGATCACAAGGCCCTCAAGGTAATTTAGGTCTCCAAGGAATAGATGGGGAAAATGCAGGTCAAGGCATTCAAGGTTCTTCAGGATCTCAGGGTCCACAAGGTACCTCAATTCAAGGCATTCAGGGTATTCAAGGTGAATCTATTCAAGGTATCCAAGGTATCCAAGGACTTTCTATTCAAGGCATACAAGGTACTCAGGGACAAACTGGTGTTGGAATAAGCATACAGGGTGCCCAAGGTGTCCAAGGTATTCAAGGTATCCAAGGTGAATCTATCCAAGGCACTCAAGGTATTCAGGGCACACAAGGTTTCAATGGCTCACAAGGTGAAAATGGTTCACAGGGTGGAGATGGTGTACAAGGAGAAGACGGTGCCCAAGGTTTTAATGGTGCACAAGGAGAAGACGGTGCCCAAGGTTTCAATGGTACACAAGGTTTCAATGGCGCACAAGGTGAAGATGGTGAAACTGGCCCCCAAGGAGAAGATGGTGCCCAAGGTATCCAAGGAAGCCCAGGACTAACTCAGGGATGTATAACTGCAACTTATAAAACTAACGATACTGAGTTAACAGGAACAACATTTACTACAGATAATGTAGCATCAAACCAAGTAACAGAAGTATATTTTTCATTTGGCGCCTTCGTTGCAAGCGGTGAACTCGCAAATATATATGCCGGCATTTCGGCTGGTCTCCCAGGATCTTATATTATTACTATAGGAACCAATGCTTACACAGTTACTGATGTTGCTTCTACTACTTTAGGAGGCAATGGTGTAATCCAATTTACAGTTGATCATTTTAGTGGAGCCGGGTTTGATTTAATAAACAATACTTCCCCAACAATATGTCCCTCAAGTGAACTTTTAGGAGCTCAAGGTACTCAAGGTACCCAAGGCATACAAGGTATCCAGGGAATTCAAGGAGAATCTGTTCAAGGTATCCAAGGACAAATAGGTTCTAATGGAGGAATTGGAGATGATGGTCCCCAAGGTTTTACTGGTGCACAAGGTGAAGATGGAGAAACTGGCCCTCAAGGTGAAAACGGTGCTCAAGGTTTTAATGGTGCACAAGGCGAAGACGGTGCTCAAGGCGAAAACGGTGCTCAAGGTTTTAATGGTTCACAGGGTGAAGACGGTGCTCAAGGTTTTAATGGTGCACAAGGCGAAGACGGTGCTCAAGGAGAAGACGGAGCACAAGGTGAAAATGGCGCTCAAGGTGAAAACGGTGCTCAAGGAGAAGACGGAGCACAAGGTGAAAATGGTGCTCAAGGTGATAACGGGGACGCTGCAAGTGCAATATGCTTTAATTACATTTATAGTACAGCTACCTCAAACCCTCAACCATCATCATTCCAATTACTTTTCCTAAACGCTTCAAACAACAACACTTCAGCTCCAAGTGATAGTACTACTAAAATTAGATTACATCGTTTTAGTAATGATTCTACAGATGATTTTAACATTTTCCAGTTCTTAAACAATTATGAAGGAGGAATAATCACTGTAAGAGATATGGGTGACACACCTTCCACCACTGCTGTAACTTATGCTCGTTTTAGATGTAAAATAGGGACTACTTATAGTAGTACTTTTCAATTTGACATTGATGTAGACTATTTGGATTCAAATGGAACTTTTAACAACACTGATCCTGTAATAATATGTTTTGAATATGACCCTATTTTTGTAGGGGAAATGAAACCCGAACAAAACTCAGGAACCCATTTTGCAGTGTTTGCTCCCACTAATAATGATACAAATAATACTAATTTAAGTGGTAGTGATTTTAGATACGTACAAAATGATACTGTAGCAGAAACAGGAGAATTTACATTTTTATCATCTGGTGAGACTACAGTATTAGCTAGTGGTGTACCTTTTAGATTTGATAGAAAAAACGAAAGTATTTCCTCATATGAATATATTGCTGGAAAAACTCAAGAAGTTTCCACAGCTGGAACTATTAGTAATTTTATAACATTTGATATTCCTCCTTCCCTTGATGGAGTTACCGATGGTACCCCTACAATAGGAGATGATTTCCATTACATGAAATTATATTGGTCCATATATTACGATGATGCTGGAACTGGGGTTCAAAGAACTCAAGTAATAGAAGCAGATTTAGCTTGGACTAGTGGGTCAAGCGGAATCAATGACGAAAGAATAAATCTGAATGAAGTTGTAAGAACCCCTTTAAATGTAGCTATAGTAGATCCTAATTTAACTACATTTAGTATAAATGGTAGTGGGGACCTTCAATTAAACGTATACCATTACAAAACTTTAGGAGCATCGGCTGAACACAGATTTAGATACTTTACACTATAATGCCAGGACAAAGTACAGGTATAAAAGGACTTTCGTTTGATTACATAAACGAACAAGTTGCCCCTAGACAATCTCCATTTGATGAGAATGGAAATAGGACTGATGATTTTACATCTAATCAAAATCCTACTATGGTATCTTTTTTCCACTACCAATATTGGACAGGTTCACCTGCAGATGCCACAAATACTAGGAACTTTTTTGCAGTAAATTGGAGAAAATTTAAATCATGTAAAATGCAATATTGGGTAGGAAAAGATAATAAAGGAGGTGACGCAAAACCAGTTCATTTTTTTGAAGAAACATGTATATGGGTTCCATTTTTTCCTTTTCCTGGTTCACCACAAATTCCTGTTATAAGAGTTTGGGATCTTAAACAACCTTTAATGACTACAGAATACACTAGTCCTGGTGTAACTGTTAATGCTACTATTGGTAGTAATATTAGCAGTACTACTTATACTTCCTTTAGACCCTTTCACGAAGGAGATTATTTAATATGGCGTAAACCAACAAACCCCGAAGCAGATGGAGATCAAAATATTTATTATAAAGGAATAGCTTATTTATCTTAAATGGCAGGATTATATACACATAATGCCCCCTCTTCTAGTTTTGTAACCCAAGAGATAAATCTTCTTCCTTTTGATACTGATGGAAATTTTACATATGGAGGAGATTTAGACGAAGGAGGCAACATTTACGAACCTAGAATATTTCCCTTTTATACTGAACTAGGTCGAGTAGCAAATAGCCCTGGCAACTCCAGTTTTTCAGTATATCGAGTTATATATGGTGGGATAAACATCACTAGATCTATGTTTAATTTAGGAATGAATAGTACTGCTAGTCCCTTTGCTAGAGTTCCTATTAATATTCAAGTAACAGTAATAGGAGTATCATCAACTTCTACAGATTTAGCTTTTAATACTTTTCCTAGTTTCTATCACAATTGGCATGGAACTTTGATGTTAAACTCAATAGGATCTAATAACACTTATATTAGTAGCTGGTCTTCAGAAACCTTAACACACAGCTCAGGAGGATGGTCTACCAACAGCAACAACGCCAACTCATCCATCTTTTTTGATCGTTTGGTTCAAATCACCACATCAAATCCTAATGAATTTATTTTTGGCCCAACTGGACAATATGCTAATAATTATGTATATTCTCAATCTAATACTTCAAATTTAAGTTTATATTTTAGATTAAGGTTTGCAGGATCACACCCCCAATTTTTTACCCATGATGACCAAAGATTAAAAGGATTTATTAAAATATTTTAACTATGGGAGGATCAAGAACTTATCAAGAATTAAATTTTATACCTACTAGTATAAGTGGAAGTGAAGCTTCTTCTAGCTATGTGCCATATGAGTCTCAACATGATGGTAATGATGTTCAAAATATTAGATATGGATCATTTGCTTTTAGAAGAAGCACTGAAAATCCACAATCAAACGCTTATGTAAGGTATCTTTCTCTTCCTACAAATCAAAATAATAATAACTCTAGTTATGAATGGGGGGTAACCCCTAATTTGTATATAATTGAAGGAACAATAACAGGTACACTTTCACCTTCTGCCGCATCAGGTTTAGCAGACTATGAACAGTTAACCACAGTTCAATTTAAACAGACCCTTTTAAGAAGCAAATCAGACATTAATGAAAATTATTGGATTCATGATTTTGAAGTTATTAATACGTTTTCCCAAGTGGGTTCTTTTAACCCTAACCAAGTACTTGTGGATCCTGTTAATTGCTTTGTAGGTTATGGAGCAGGAGACGATACTTGGCAGTTTTATGTTCATGTAACAGAAGAATTAGTAGTTATTAAAGGAACATATTTATTTATGTAATAAATTAAATTTTTATGAGAATAATTACTCCTTTTACAGTTGCAACTTCCCCTATTGTTCCTACCTCTTCACTTTATCACCCAACAGGATCAGTAGATTCTATAAAATTCTTTTACTCCGCAGCAACCGGATCAGTTAATATTTTTGATTCAGCTTCCTTAGGATCTATAGGCTTTTATGTAAATTCTTATGATACCTCCAGCGGAGTAGATAGTCAATTTTACATTAGAGTTCCTAGCAATAATGAACAATCAACAGGATCTATAGCTGTAACAGTTTTCCATACAGGCAGTAATAAAGAACCTCGTTTTGGTATTGGATTTGATCCCGAAAATAGCACGGATGTTCCTATCAAACCATTAGATATTTTATCTAAAACTGATGATGCTACTGGTACCGAGATCATCCTTCGAAGCTCAAGACTATCAGGAGCAACACTAGTAGGGGATTCTGCAGGTTTAATTAATTTTACAGTTGAAAGTTCTAGTTTTTTCAAATACGAAAAAATAGAAACTACAGGTTCTGTTGCATCTATAGAAGCAATTGTAACAGAAATTGGTCCTGAGGGAGCTGCTGGAGATTTAATATTCAAAACCTCAAATACAGGAAGTGAAAAATCAAACCCATCTAGTGAAGTAATGAGACTAACGGGAGATGGTAATTTATCAATCACAGGAAGTGTAAATACTACTAGCTATTTAGCTGCTCAAGGTGACATCACATCAGAAGGAATACTAAGGGGTAATAACCTTCGGTTACTTGACACAGCATCTTTTTCATATATTTTGGGCAATCTGGCTCTAGGAGAAGCCGTAGCTAGTGGTTTTCCTTTACATGTATTTGGTACTACTAGACTTCAGGGAAAAACTATGTTAGGGTCAATAAATCAAGAGACAGAAGTGTCAGGTAGCCTTCTAACTAGTGGATCCGTACATGTACCTAATATTGGAACATCAACAGGAGAAAACACAGTTATTGTTGCTAACAGTAGTGACTTTTTAAAAAAAGCTGATATAGATTCTAGAGTATTTGATAACCCTTCAACTTTACTTAGCAGAAGTCCTTCAGTTGCTGTAGGTTTTGGTGATGTTCTTTTTGGGTCTGCTAGTAATGCTTTAACGGCTAGTAATAATTTTACATTTTTAAATGATCAACTTACTACCCCAAATTTATTTACAGTTAATACTGCTACAATTGGAGGAAATACTACTATTTTAGGTTCCTTACAAGCATCAGCATCTTTTGACAACGTGGGATATGATAATGTAGTAATTTATGATACTGCTTCCAATCAATTTTATTACACAGGATCCTATGGTCTCCATACCGGGGCCCAAGGTATCCAAGGTATCCAGGGAATTCAGGGAGAATTAGGCCCTCCAGGGGTGGGTCTTCAAGGTCTCCAAGGTCCAGCAGGTTTATCTGATGTAACTAATATAAGTGCTAGTGGATATCTTTCTGCTTCTGAGGCTTGGATAGAAAATAATTTAGCTATTGGAGGTATATCTAACGTTTCCTCATCTATCCATGATGCAGCTACAGGAGGTAGCGGTGGACCCCAGGGTACTCAGGGCATACAGGGAATTCAAGGTACTACAGGTACCCAAGGTACAGATGGGTCAGATGGTGGAGTTTCAACATTTACAAATGGGGCTAGTGATAGAGTAGTAACAGCAACAGGTACAGATGGTATAAATGGTGAAGCCAATCTTACATTTGATGGAAGTAGTTTAACAGTAACAGGTGATGTAAGTGCAAGTGGTGATATAAACTGTGATAACTTTACAGTAGCTACTTCTATTACTTCAGTAGGAGATGATGTTACAATAGGGGATGACTTAGTATTATCTAGTACAGCAGCCAAATTTAGATTTAATGGTGATAACGGAGGTGGGGGTGAAGCTATT